ATTTAATAAGAAAACAAATTATAAATATGTAAATTGGGTACTTAAAAGAAATTTTGATGACTTTGGTAATACAATTATTTCTTTAGATACTGTAATTAATTGGATTGAAAAATTTGATAGAGTAAGGAAAAACTTACAATACAAAGATATTAATCAATATAAAAACATTCAGGACCTTATCGATACGTTAGAGGTTTACGGTGACACAAAAAGTGAAGAAAAAACTAAAATAAAGGCGGATACCTCAAAGATATATGAGGACTCTGAAGTTTTAATAGTTAAACCACTTAGTCAAAAATCATCATGTTATTATGGTCAGGGTACCAAATGGTGTACATCGACCACATCTGGTGGTAACGCATTTAAAGGTTATAATGATAGAGGTCCTTTGTATTATTTTATATTTAAAAATTTAAATAAAGATAATGATTATTATAAAATCGCTATTCATTATAATGTAGGTGAGGATAAGTACTCACTTTTTGATGCTAAAGATAATTTTAATTCTAATCTATTAGGTTTTTTAAAAACAAATTCAGCTTTCAATTCGATTGAAAAAGATATTGAAGAAAATCATAAAGTTGATAAATCTAAAACTTTAGAGATTATGTTAATTAAACTTATTAGAGAAAATAAGTTTAATTTTAGTAAAATTAGAAAATATGTTTTATACGATAAGTTAGTTAATATAATTGGTGATGATAAAGGTACGAGACCACTTGTAGTTGGTTGGTATGGTGAAAAACGTATTATGATTAAAGTAAGTGATAATGATGAGGAAATAGAATTTAGGGAGTTAAGAAACAGTACTCCAAATTATGTTTATGATAGGAGACCTCTATATGAAATGGTAGAATATCTTGAGTCTAAATCGGACCCATATGATTTAGCACATTTATTAAGTCAAAATACTATACATACTAATTATAAAGTTATAAGAGATATATTTAATTTCTTTATTGAAGAATTACATGAAGAGTTAAGTGTGGATAATCAAGAAGGGTTTAAATTTTGGCAACCTATGAACTCACATTCAAATTACCGATTTGAAAGTAGAAATCCTGACAACGCTTATATTAAATTTTTAAATTATATAATTGAGCAAACAAATGAAGGGGAACCAGCCAGTAAGAGAGATTTTTTAATTAATGTCTTAGAAAAAGACCCTGAAGAGGTAGTATTTTCAGGATATCTCTCAACAATGTTCAGTTCAATGAAAGATGCTGGACTCGTTAGTCTTTACAGAGCCAACACTTCGCCTTATTTTAGGTACAAGCTTGGCCCCAACCACAATGTTTGGGAAAAAGGAAGACTAAAGAGAATATGAGATTAGATACCAATTGGATTTTACAAGAACCTATAGATTTAGAACATAAACAATATGTTCTATTAGATTATATCAATAAAGTTGATAAGGACTTTGATGAATTTAAGTTATACCCATCCTTCCAAGAACTGTCATTACATTTAGCTAACGTTGGTTCAATTAAGGACCGTTCTAGATATATTACACTTAATAGGGAACCAGATGATATTGATGATGAAATATTATTAGATGATTTGGTGTATAATAATCTAAGACATAGTAAAGAAACTAAAGAAGAAATATCAAAGATTATAAAGTTTTCTCAGAGTAGATTAACGGATTTATTCCTAATAGGTAAATCTATATGGACATTACTATATGATAATGTTTCAATACGAATTGTACATAATCAACTTAAAACTAATGATACCGGTGAGGATAACACATATACTAAAGCTGGTGTAGGATTTTTTTACATAATATATGATGAATTATTATACGTATACCAATATAAAATTAATACGTATACTAAAACAACTAATGAAAATAAATGTAAAGTAGATTTAATTTATAAAGGTGATGTAATAGATGTAACCGATAAAAAAACTATAACTAATTTGATTAAAAATAATTATATATTACCAATTAATCGTTTAAGTGATGATGAAATATTAAATAATATTGAAAATGATTATCCAATTTTTAGGGTTAGGTATGAGGAAAAATTTCCGTTAGAAGGTTCTATTTTATCTATAGCTAAGAGAAAGGTTATGAACTATATTTTTCAAACAATTAAAATTCAAGAATTAAAATCCTAAGATGAGTAACATTAAACTTAAAAAACCTGACCATATTGTGTGGGACGAAGAGACTCAAAAATATAATGCAAATATATTACCTTATGGAAGTAGTGTGTCAGCGCCTGTTATCAAAATAGAAGATATTTCATCCTATAAACAAAGAAATGTACAAAAGATACAGAAAAAGTTTAATAAAAAATATCAAGAATTGGTAGATGAATATAATAATTTAGTTGATGAAGTTAAATTAAATCAAATAGTATATGAATCCAAATTTTCTTTTGAGCCGATAATAGGTCATATTTATCATCTTTATTATGGAGATGATGGAAAATATTTCTTATCATTAATAGAACCTGAAATGTGGAATCAAGAATTTGTTCTAAGCGTTGAACTAAATTCTGAACATAAATGGGTCTTAATAAAAAAACCTCAAAACTAATGAAACTTCAAAACCCTATAGACGTTAATATTACAGATGAAACTGTATCAGTTCTTTTAGCGGGTGGTTTGGGTAATATGATGTTTCAGACAGCAACCTTAATGGTCTACGCTAAAGAAATGGGTTACGACCCAATTGTTGGTTATTGGACCACACATCAATCAGAGAGTTCTAAATTTAATAAACATCTTAATCGAAATGGTAGAAATATACATTTTGACCCATGGGGTGGACATATATTAAAAGACCCACATATATCATTTGGTGATGTTTACCCTAAATTGCCGTGGTTCGATAGTAGACCTAATGCCTTTGAATGGTGGTTCGACCAAAGTTTAGGGTGGGATATAGATACTGGTGAAGGTGGGGTGTACTATGATTTAAAACAAAAAGTAAAACCACCTTATCTATTTCAGGGTTACTTTTTTAATAAATTGTATTGGCATCACGAGAGGGATTACATTTTAGAAATATTCGAACCTGATAAAAATATAAGAAATTATATCGAATATAATTATGGGGGTTTATTTAAAAATAGTATATCCTTACATCTAAGAATGGGTGGAGGTAGACAAGATAATTTTTTTGATATTAAATTAATTCCAGGTGAATGGGTAAGTAGGATATTAAAAGAAGAAGGTGATGACCATAAAGTACTTGTATTTTCAGATAATTTAGAATCCGCCAAAAATTTTGTAAATGAATTAGGGTTTCCTAAGGAAAAGTTTGTTTATATTGATGAAGACCCGTATATTGCGGTTCATATGATGAGTATGTGTGATAAACACATATTATCAAACTCAACGTTATCATTTTGGGGTGCGTATCTTGATAAGAGGCAAGAAAATGAGTATACTTTTATTCATGAAAGTTTTTTTGAAAGACATCCTTATAGTATGATACCTTACAATAAATGGAAAATTAACAATTAAATTATATTATTATGAGTGAGAAATTTGAAATACCAACAGAACGTATGAATATGTTAATAGGTAAACTTAGGGTACCTATTCATATCAATTACATATCAGATTATATTTTACGTGAGTCGAAAGAAAAAACGAGAATAATATTAAAACAATTAATTAATAGAGACTTAATAGAAGTTAGTAAACACGCTGATGACTATTATGTTTTAAAGTCTAAAAATAATGAGTAAAGAATTAGTAACACACCCTGACCATTATGGTGGTGAAGATAACCCATATGAGGTTATAAAAATAGCAGAAGCAACAGGGTTAGATGGTGATGCGTATCTATTTAACGTATTAAAGTACATAGTTAGAAGCGGAAAAAAAGATGATAATCCACCTGTACAAGATTTAAAAAAAGCATTATTTTATTTAGATAGAAGAATAAAAACAATCGAACAAAATGGAGAAAAATAAAATTTATTGCGGTGATGGTCGTAAACTTATGTCGGAGATGTCCGAAAAAACAGTAGACTTAGTTGTTACTAGTCCACCTTATGGTGTTGGTATTGATTATGATAGTTGGGATGATGATAAAGAGATATCCGAGTACTGGAAATTTACAAGAGAATGGTTGAGAGAAACATATAGGGTACTTAAAGATGATGGTCGGATTGCCTTAAATATTCCTTATGAGATTAACCGACAAAAAAAAGGTGGTAGAATATATTTTTCTGCTGAATTTTGGATGATAATGAAAGAGATTGGATTTGGTTTTTTTGGTATTGTGGATTTAGAAGAAGATTCACCACATCGTTCAAAGACAACTGCTTGGGGTAGTTGGATGAGTCCATCTTCACCATATATCTATAATCCTAAGGAGTGTGTAATTCTTGCTTATAAGAAAAAACATAAGAAAGATATTAAAGGAACACCTCAATGGAAAGGAGAGTTTCAAATGGTTCCTAATGAAAAAATTGAAGGTGAGTTTAGAAAGAAGTTAGTCTATGAGGATAAAGATAAAAAAGATTTTATGTCTTTAGTCTTTGGTCAGTGGAATTATTTTGCGGATACAAGACAAAAAACAAAGGCAACATTTTCATTGGATATACCATATAGGGCGATTAAAATTCTTTCATATAAAGAAGATGTAGTTATGGACCCATTCAATGGAAGTGGGACAACTTGTTTAGCTGCGGAAATGTTAGGTAGACCTTGGATTGGTATGGATATCAGTAAAAATTACTGTGAAGTCGCCAGAGAAAGACTAAAAGAGTATCAAACTGAACAAAAACAACTGAAGTTAGTATTAGATGAACATACGAGAAATTAAAGTTCAGAAAAGGGATTCTATAACTATATCGACAACTGATGGTCATGTAAAAACATTTAAAAAAGAAAATTTGAATGGACCTAAAAAAGTGTGGTTCGATAATATCATCGCATGTTCAATATCATTAATGAGTGAAACCCCTACAAAGTGAGGGGTTTTTTGTTATTATAGATATTTATTAATAAAAGTTTTTATGTCAAAGTTATTTATAAATGAGTCAGAAGAATCTCAAATACGTAAAATGTATTTAATTGAGAATGAAGTTGATAAAAAAGATGGTACTAAAATGAAGGCCAGTCAAAACTTTTGGGACCATATTAAATTTGAAGAAGGTGACCCCAAAAAACCAATTGGTAACATAAAGGAGCCAGTATTAAAAGCTTATAAAGACACAAGTGGAGTTTTAACTATCGGTTATGGACACACTGGTAGTGATGTAAAACGTGGTTTAGTGATAGATAAAAAAACTGCGTTAGAGTTACTTTATAAAGATGCTTCGGAGGCTGCCGACTGTGTTAGAAGATTTTTAGGGGAATGGAAAGATAAAGGATTAAAAACGTATATGTTAACTCAAGGACAATTTGATTCGTTAATATCATTAGTTTTTAATACTGGATGTGATTCAGTTAGAATGTCAAGATTCATACAATATGTTAAATCTGGTCAAAATAAAAAAGCGGCAGAAAGTATTTTATCATATAAGTCCTCGAATGACGGTCTTAAAAATAGAAGAACAAAAGAAAAAAATATGTTTATATCATGAAAAAATTAATTAAAGAATCAGGATTAAGAAATATCAAAGATTTATCTAAGAGATATCAGAAAGCTAAAATATATTTTCATCAAGATTTAGACGGTGTTACGACTGCCTTAGCTATGAAAAATTATTTAGAGAATAATGGAATCAAAGTTGTTGATTCTGAAATAATACAATACGGTGATAAGGAATTTGCGGTAAAGAAACAAGACGCTAAAGGTGATACGATGCCGGTTTTAGTTGATTTCGCACATGGAAAGCCGATGTTTGTTGTACATACAGACCATCATGATAGTCAAACAGGTGTGGAAGGTGATACATCAACATCATTCAGGTCATCACGTTCAAATGTTGAGACCTTATCCCAAATAATGTCACCAAGTGATATCTTTACTGCTGATGATATTAGATTAATATCTACAGTTGATTCTGCAGATTTTGCTAAGTATGGGTTAGAACCACAAGATATAATGAATTTTGTATTTAAACTACAAAAAGATAAGTCATTACAGAAAAATAAAATGGCCTTAGGTTTAGCTACTAACAAACTTATGTTAGCTTATAAGAATAAACCAGGTTTTATGGAAGACTTAGTAATGACATCTCAACCATCACTATTAAACATATTTCAAAACATTAATAGATTAGCCGCTGAAAAGGGGTACGCGTTACCTGAAGAAATGGCGTTGAATCAAAAAGATTATGTACAGAAACAAAAAGATAGTGATAAGGTTTATGTTGATGACGGAATTATAGTACAATACGGTGGAGGTTCAATGTTCAAACCAGGTTCAAACCAGGTTCTTATGACCGTTACACTCCATTCAAAAATAATCCTGAGGCTGACTTTATAGTAATCGCTTGGCCAATGGGGTTAGTACAAGCTTCATGTAACCCATTCAAAGGTGAGAGAGAATTGAAAGGTGTTAACTTAGGTGATATAGCTCAAGAAGTATTAAGTAAATGGGAGAGTCAATTAAGAGAAAAGATAATTCCTTTATCTACAATCAAGTGGATATCAGAGGGTAATAAACAATTTGGTGATGAGTCAGTTGGTTTTACTAATGCGGATTTAGAAGCCTTTTATGGTGATAAGGTTCGTTCGATGAGTGGTGGTGATGACTACATGGAAAAATTAAAAGATATAATGGACAAACCATCAACTAAATTAACTGAAGATGAGTGGGCGATATTAGATAAATTAGGTGTTCCAGCGTGGGAAATGATTCAAGCTAACTCAGGTGGACACAAATGTATTACAAATATATCTGCTTTAAATTACTTTGGAAGAGGTAAGAGAAAACCTGAAGGTAAATATAAATACAATAAAGATAAAGGTGATTCACCATATGTTAAGTTTGTTAAAATGATTCAAAAAGAATTTGTAAGAAAACTTAAAGAAAAAATTAATGAATCCAAAGGTGTAAATGAAGGAATGATAAAAGAAATAGATGTTACTATTGGTGATTATGAGTCAGATAATATTGATGTACATAGAAGAGCTAGAAAAGACACGGTTAATAAAGAATTGTTAAATGATATCCAATCTGCAGCAGAAAAAGCTAAAGTAAAAGTTCAGATTAATTGGGCACATACTGGACATAGTAGTAAAACTAAGTCAGGTAATGTTAGTAGACATAGTACTCATGATGCGGTTGATATATCTAGATTACAAGATTTAAAAGACCCAAAACAGAAACGTTTAAGAGGTTCGGGTAATGCATCTAACTCTACTAACGGTAGTGAAAATTTTAGAATTGCAGGAAATAGACTTAAAGACGCTTTAGTTGAATTAGGTTATAATTGGAACGGTGAACGTGGTCATAAAAAGGCGGTTTTATGGCAAACTGATATTGGAGGTAATCATTATAATCATCTACATGTTTCAAACAAAGACGGAGGTAAAACAAATAGTAGTGGTCCGGTAGGTAAAGACGAAGGTAAAATTAAAAAAAGTAATCTAAAAATTGATGACATAATAAGTAATGGTGATAATTCAGAACTTATTGCTGTTGGTTCAAAAGGTGAAGGAGTAAAGGAAATACAAAACATTTTGAAAAAAAATGGTTATGATTTAGGTGAACCTGGTGTTGATGGTAAGTTTGGACCTATTACTAAGAAAGCGATTAAGAAGTTCCAAAAAGATAGGGGATTAAATTTAATTGATGGTATTGTTGGAATAGAAACTTCCACAGAACTTAAAAAGGGTTAAAAGTATTAAAATAAAGAGAAGGAGACATTGTCTCCTTTTTTTATGCCATGATTTTCACAGAATCCACCTTCAACCTCTAAAACTGTATTACCAAAACCTTGATATGATTCACAATTTTTATTATCATTACACGGTTGACAGTTGGAATGGATTTCAGTTATTTCTGTTCCGTTAATAAAAATGATATCTAATGGTATTATGCAGTTATACATCCAAAAACTTTGTTCAGAGGTGTTTGGCATAAAAAATAACATACCATCGAAAGATTCATCAAACTTTTTACCCATCATTCCTTTAGAAATGGAATCTGGAGTGGCAGAAACTTTGACTTTTAAAATATTATCATTTATTATTACTTTCATACTAATAAATATACAATAAAGAGAATATATGAAAAAATACGCAGGTATAATTGTAAGGTGTAATAATAAAGTTCTACTTTGCAAAAGAAATTCAGAAACGACATTACCAGGATTTTGGTCATGTCCAGCAGGAAGTGTGGAAGAAGGGGAGCCGATTAAGGATGCCGCCATTAGAGAATTCATTGAAGAGACTGACCTACCGGTAATGGGTGAAATTAATTTCGCGGCAGTCATAAAAAGATATAATAGAGATGGAACAAAAGTTAAAGGTATGTTATACGCATATCTTATGGATGTAGAAGAAGAGATGTTTCCTGATTTAGAAAATGCTCATGATGGTGATGAACACACGGAATGTGGGTATTTTGGTAAAGATGAATTACCCGAACCAATGACAAAACAATTTAATAAACTTATAAAAATAATTTTAAAATGAACAAATTAGTAAACATGTTAAGAACATCTGCACAGGCAGATAAAGCAAAGGCATTATTATCACTTGAATTACTTGGTAATAAAGCGGTAGGAATCGGAGACCACTCAACAGGGGACTTCTATAAAAACGCTGAAGAAGCGTTAGTAATGTTAGTAGATGCGGATGATAGGTTAAGTGCTTTAGAAAAGTATTTTGATTCTAATGGTGTGATTATTGGGTAAATATCCAATAATTTTAATACAAAACATAAAAAAACCTCTAAAGGGCTTGTCTGAGAGTAAATTTTTTGTATATTTGTATAACTTTTGAGATTTATTGGAGTATTTATATTTTACCCAACAGAAAATCAGAAAGTTTTTAAAAAAAAGTTTGACAGATTAAAAAATTTGTTGTAGTTTTGTAAAACAATTCAGTAAGAGTACTGAAGACGTTCTTTGAAAATATTAGTAAGTGTCACCTTAATCATCACAGTTTGTGAAAGGAATACAAAAGATTAACCCCTTTTTCTTAAACGGTTAAGTATGACATTTGACGGCGGTTTAGCGTCGTTAGATAACCCCAGCAATGGGACTAAAGGGATTGAAACGAGAATAGTACATCGTGAATATTCGCAGAGTTTACTCTGACAACTAAACAAAGTGGCTACGGTCAAGACCCTAAGGGCAACTGCTAAAGGGACGAGACCACTCTGAGTCCGTGGAATATCAGAGTTGAGATAGTGATATCAATAGGAAAAGCTACAGGTGACGGTTCGACACACCCTGTCAGGTGTTGTAGGGCTGAGTACCAGTACAAAGGAATTCCGATACGATAAGTTAACGTATTCCTGAAGTACCGTAAGTTGACAGACTTACAGAGAGGTGTGAAGCATTTTGTTTTCAAAAGAAACGAAACTTCTCCCGAAGCACATCTTTCTCATTTCCATCGTTACTTTTACTAAAACTAAAAGAGAGCAAAAGTTCTTCGGGCGTTGACAACGAAAGGTGTCTAACACTTCGAGTCAATAGACTAACGAAGTCATTGGTAGACCGCAAGTCTCCTGATGTCAATTATCAAATACCTGGTGGGATGGCCGTCCCTTAGTGAACTCGCAAGGTTTGACAGAGTAAAGTAGTAGTTGAGTAGTTGTTAACGAAAAGAGTGGTTCACTCAAATAACCGACACTGACTTGATACTTTCGGCAACGAGAGTGGATACATGAGCAACCGATATAGGGTAATCTCACTAAAGACAAGTCACCATAAACGTGTAATCTCAGCGTTCTATACTCTATTATATATCTTCCTTAACCTCAGTTCTAACCGACTGAGGTTTTTTTATGCTAAATAATTTGTGTAAGTGAATACTATTCACTATATTTGTATAAATAAAAAAATAAAATTATGGAAGGAATTATCACATTAGTCATTATCGGTTTCGTTTTAACGTTTGGTTCACAACTACTAAAAGGTATTGGAAATATCTTCGCGGCTTCAGGTAGAATTGGAGGTTGGATTTTAGGAATTATTTTAGTTTTATTTCTTTTAAAGACCATTGTATTCTCACCTAAACCTACAGAACCAGGTTCTTTTGAACACTTTAATAAACAAGTAAATGGAAAGGGTACGGATAATAAAGATGATACATTTACCGCGTATGGAGTTACTGTTAAATGGAATGGTACTGAAGAGGATTACGAATGGGTTGAGTAAAATCACTCAAATTATTAGGTCAAGTCATTAATTTTAATTATATTTGTTATATGGAAAAAGGAGATAAAATAAAAGATATTAAAAACGGTTCAATACACATTATTGAATCTATTGAGTCATTTGATGACAACACTGTAATTTTTACTGAGGATAATAAATGTTTACCAATTAATGAAGTTAGGGGATATGGGTTTCTTGATATAATTCATGAAAAATGGTTCATAAATAGAGTAAAAATAAGTGAGGAAAAAAGACTTAAAAATGAAATGTTAAAAATATTAAATTATAATGAAGACAATTAAAATAGAACATCCAAAGTTTGGAATCTTACAGGAAAAAGTTTTTGAAGATAAGACACAGTTTAAAATCTATCTTAAAATGGTTCATTCTTGTTTGGAACTTAAAGAGGATTTAA